CTCTGCTATAGCTACGCGTTGAAGCCTTTGAATAGTTCTAGCAAAACGAATATCTTTTTGTGCAAGTGTTGTTTTATCTTCTGTTGCTCCTTCACCCATAGTCAAGTAAGCTTGTGGTATTTTTAAAGCAGCGAATAACTTATCTCTAAGATACTTAACGTCATCAATACCACCATTATAAGTTGCCCCAGGAAGATTTTGTATATCAGTGGCAGATGTACCACCACGAACAGGAACGTAGTAATCTTCTTCAATTGACAAAGGGTTGTAACGAAGATCAACACGACCAGTAGTTGGATCAACAACAGAATGTCTTTTTAGTTGTGTCATGACTTTCTGCATATATTGTTCTACATCTTGTGGTGGGATTCCACCAACATCAATTTTAAATAAACGACGATCAGGTGCACGAACAATACGATAAGCCATCATGGCATCTTCTAAAAGAATAAGCTGACGATGAATACGTCTACACGCTTCAAGAACTGATGTTCCATATGGAGAGTGCTTGTCATTGCCAAGAATTCTAAAATGAGCAACTTGCCAATTCTCCAGAGTTAATCCAGCTGTATTCCATTGATATTGTACATAATTAGGGTTTGATTGGTCTTCACCTTCTAGACGTTCAATTTCTCTTGTTGGAAGACCGATAGCAGATCGGATTCCCATGTCCTCATCAATATCAAGATAAAGAAAAAAATCACCATATTTACACATTGTTCTTGCCCAACCAAAAAGGTTGTGTTCAATGTTTAAAATATTGTGATACAAATTATGGAGGATGTGTTTAATTTCTTCATTTGCACACTTGATGTTAAGCATGGGTCGAAGAGCTGTATGTGTTGTCATCTCATCCGCATATATATCAAGAGATGATGCGATCTCTGGCATGTATTCCATTTCATCAAAGTCAACATAACGCTCAGCCCTGCTTCTATTTGAAATCATATTGAGAGTCACATTGTTTATAGGGTTGTATTCCCATTTTTTAAACTGTGCACCGGATGCTGATTTAAATTTTGTTGCATAGTTGTCGAGTTGTCTTCTGCGCAACATACGACCGGTCTGTGTTCTTCTTTGCGTGATTGGACCGGAAAACAATTTGGTTAGAGCCTTAAATAAATCCGACTGGGGATTATAAGGTGACTTTTTATATTTTGGCATAGCTATTCCTTTTCGTAATAAATAGTTCTATTATAGCATAAAGTAGAGCAAATGTCAAGCTATCCTTTGAAAATCCAAGCAAAGTCTTTATAAGTTTTTTGAAAATCATCAAAAGAATCTTGTGTTTTATTGCCCACATATCCTCTCATGCCTTTGATAGCTGTATTCATTGTAGTCTGTGATGTCTTAATAGAAGTAATCATAGCTTCTTGGTATAGTCTGTCTTTTTCTGAAACTTCTAGTGCTGTGTCTCGGACCCAACAAGCAATTGCAAGAGCCATAATTAAATCGTCATGATATGATCTCATAGCTTGGGGCTTACCGTTATTCCATATAAAAGTTTTAACTTCATGAAACAAACGAGAAGATCTTGGTTTTACTAATTTGTTTCTTATATATTCTTCAAGTTTTGCTACAATCAAAGGTCTTGTTTTAACAGAGGTTGTGAACCCAATAACAGCTCTATCGTTGTATTCTCCTTCTAAAGAATCAACATATTCATGCGTTGATTTTATTGAGTAATAAAGATTAGGATACCCAAGATCTCGTACTTTTTCACACGCAGCAATACCTATACCAACGTTTTCAATGACCATAAGGCAGTTGCCATATTCTTTTCCTGCGTCAAACAAGATCTTGGCAAAATGATCCATAGTTGGTTTACCTTGATATTCAGCAACTACTTCCATACTATCTGTTCTAAGAATATGAAACACAGAACTATCCGCTCCGTCTCCTCGAGCAACGTCAGCAACCATAAGATAAGGAACGCCTTCTTGATACTTCTCCCAAATCCATAAATTTCTGTCCCAACCTGTCTTGTATTCAGGCTCTTGTTGGTTTTCAAATAACCAATGAATATCATCAGGGTGTATTACCGTTTCACCAGATGTATTGAAGTTACACTCCAATTCTTGTGCTATTTGTCTTCTTGACATATTCTTGGTTTCTTTGATAAACCAATCTTGATCACGTTCAGGATGAACATCCCAAGGTAACGAAACAGGATGAAACTCATTATCTCCATTCTCAGCATCAATATAAGTTCTGTGAAACCAATTACCAACACCCATAGGCGTAGACAAAGCTATACAGCGACCCCCTGTTGATAGAGTGGGATAAAGACCTGCCCAAAGCTCTTCAAGGCCGTCAACGTGCGCTGCCTCGTCTATAATTAACAAAGATAATGCTTCCGAACGACCAGCGTCTGCTGATGTCCCGACAGCTTTGATTGTCGACCCATTTGACAATTCAAATGAAGTTCTATTGTCAACTGTAATGCTAGCAACCTGCATCCATTTTGGCAAGTTCTTCATTACCATTTTTACTTTCTTTACTAAGTTAGCTGCTGTTCCAAATTTTGTTGCCATTACTAATATATTCTTTTCCTTGTGAAACAACATAAACCAAACTGCATAAGCAGCAGAGATAGTAGAAATACCCAACTGTCTTGCTTTTAGTATAACGGTAAAGCGGTAATCGTTAAAATTTTTTACAAGATCATCTTGATAAGGATAGGTATTAAAAGGAATTAAACCCTTAAGTGGGTGTGAGATCCGACAATAATTGTTTATAAAATATAATGGATCTTTTCCGCACTTAAGGATTTCTTTTATTATTTCTTGCTTTGATAGCTTGAGAGTCATTTACACCTACACATAGCTAAGCTTTTATCTTTGACCAGGATGAGGAACTGTCAAGTATTCATCCATAACATATCCAGCATCTTTAAGTTGTTGTTCATAATGATCTGCGTAATAATAAGCTTCACCATTAGGACCTATGAGATTAACGGTGTTTACTTTTCCATTCTGATCAACATAGGCTAAGTATCCGTTCATCATATTGTATTTTCCAACATTAGAAACATCATCATCATCAAACCCAAATGCTCTCCCAGCACGAGTGGGTCTTCCGGCACTTGAACTTCTGGGTGGTCTAACTCTTCCCAACTCTTGCTCTTTCATCATTGTTTCAAGTTCTTCTTTAATTAATTGTTTTATTTGTGCTTCTGTAATTTTCATTTTTGATTTGCTCCTTTTTTACGTGTATCGTTTTGTGGACGTTTATCTGAAAATTGTTCTAAAAACTTTCTTGTCACATCTCTTGTTTGATCAATTGAAGGCTCAAGAATTGGCATAGCTTCAATTCCGCCAATTTTAAAATGTTGATTAGCCTCAACAAAAGAGCGAACTCTTGAAGTTGATTGTACAAGAATGCTTGGTTCACCTTTAGAAGTAAGAGAGACAGATTTACCTGTTACTGCTCTGTATTCTTTTTGCAAGAAGTTTTTAATATCATTGAGCATAGACTCGATGTCTTGTTCAAATTTACCAGCATAAACTTCTTTAAGAAGAATATCTGATTGATAAGAAAGAATCATTGAATCTCCATAAAAGCGAACTTTAAATCCGTCCATAACTCGTTTGTCCATTAAGGGACAGCCTTCTTCTCTTTTTAATCCCATGGTTCTTGATTCTCCATCATAAGAGTATCTTTCATCATGAGCTCCATCATAAACATTTGCAGCTGCTTGAGCAAGCCCTTGTATAATTTCTAGTGTTGTACTACTCATTTGGTCTCCATCCTTTTAGCCATCGTTCTTCACGTCCTTCAACCCATTGAATATAACATTTTTCACAACAATCAAATTTTGCCATATAAATATCATCGTTTGATTTAAATGAATAAATATTACAAACAGGACAAGAGCGCTTAGATTCTTTCGTAATTAGTTTCTCTGCAATAAAAACGCCACCAACCTCAACTTGGAAGTCGTCTTTTTCATTCGAGGATTTGTAAAGATCTTTTAGTTGCTTTACATATTTTTTTTCTTTTTCGTCAGTCCAGTAACGCTTTGGATTATCAATAGCTTCTTGACCGTATTTATCTGCAATAGCTTTTTCTACTTTTACAATATAATTTGGATCATTCTTTTTCATAATCCCACCTTTCTGAATTGCCATACTTTTCCTCATCAGTTTCATGTGTTGTTCTCTCTGGTGAATCCATATCTCTATAGACTCTCATCCAATATGGAGTTTCTAAGTTTTTTGGACTTAAAGAATTATCTAAGAACCTCATCTTGTTGTTTGGTCCACAACATAATACGCCATCGTGATCATCAAAGAAATAAGTTTTTGTTTTGTGTTCATGCCAACATTCAGATTGTCCATGATCGTTTACATCTCTTGGTCTTTGTGGGTCACAAGTCCAAAGATAAGTCCCTTCCCATTTGTGACCTGCTCTGTTAAACATTTCCACATCCATTCCTCGTAGACCTTGAATTTGAGTCATTTGCCAATAGTCCGAAATACAGTCCCACCAAGCAATATCAGG